AAGCTGCAACAACTGCGTCATATGTTGCTGAACCTGCTCCAAGATTAACAAACGTTGCTCCATCTTCTGATATCTTGAGCTTGTCTGTTCCACTATCGAAATACATAACCCCTTTTGCAGCTGAAGGTGCACTTGCATCTGGTTCGAGTTTAATGCTTCCAATTATATTTCGTGTCATTTTGATTTCACCTACTTGATCCTCATTATCCAGACAACCTCAGTATATCCTGGGAGGTTATTGTGAGCACCACCACCGCCTGTTGAACTTGTGGCATTTGTATCATAACCATCATAAGGAGTATTACCACCTGTTGATGAATTTGTCCTGTCACTTGGTTCTCTTGATGTATGTGTGTGTGCAGGCATCTCTGGTATTGAAAGCGTATGAGTATCAGCTCCACCAGTTGAGCCAGAGGTCGTATTACCTCTAAGCATCCTATTTGTTCCGCTATTTAAGGTAGGAATTGTCTGTCCATTAATTGGGCTTGCTGCATCTGAAACAGTCCCTCCATTACATTCAACAAATTCACCAGGTAATGCAGGAACACCAGATATAGATTTCATCCAGGCAATAATTCCTCCTATCGGAACCATACCAAAGCTTGATACTCCAGTAGTCCCACCAAGAACAACTACATTTCCAGTGGTAGCTACCGCAAACTTAAGATTTACAGTATTTGAATCTGTAATATCAATTACATCAGGTGTAATTTGTTCATTATTATTGTCATAAACTTGAACTACTGGAGTGCTATCTCCGAGGCTATGGGTAATGTTAACATCTGTCTCAGAGGTGATTGCTTCTGCATATCTATTGACACTTCCAGAACCAGTTATATCCACCCATCCAGAACCATTATAAAAATACAGCTTATCGTCATCTGAATCTGCATAAAGCCTTCCAAGAGCAAGATCTCCGTCAGAAGGGGCTGAAGAGGTTGCAACAAGTTGAGCACTTGCAGTAATTAAATACTCTGTTCCATCCTCTATATAATCATTTATATCGTTTTGCCTTTGTGATGTGATTAAGTCTCCTGGACTCACATCTGCTAATCTTGCCATTTTCCAATCACCCTTTATGGCTTCTTTATATACTTGAGATAATCAAGAACATCTCCGCCACCTATCGAAATCTTACGAACCTTAACAAACCAATTGATAACGTCTTCTCGTTTTATCTTTGGGAGGTGCGCAAGTAGATCCTCGGCTTGGCCAGAGAACTTGAGCTCAACTTCAACAATTTTTGTTTTGTTCATTTTAATGCAAGTTGGATATTTCCATCACTTATCTTGACAATACGTTTGAACGTATGACCGTCAATGTTTGTTTTCCAGCCAAAGCAAAATGTCTCAGTTCTAACTGAGTTTTGACCGATGGTGTTTCTCACTCGCTTAAAATAAATCAAGTCAAAGTCATTCTGAGAACCGAAATTCTCAAACTCAATCTTAACTCCTTCAAGCATAAAGCTTCCGTTTACCAAGTCAACTTCGTATGGTTTGGAGTTGACTCTAAGTTCAAATGACTTTAGCTTATCAAGCTCTATGTCTTTGAACAAACTTTCTCTTCCATCGCCAAATTGCTTTAGCTCTCTTCCGTCAAAATATTTAGCAATCCACATAATTATAATATAGGTTCTTCAGTAGTCTCTCGAGGATTTACAACCTCTTCGGGAAGCTGACCAACTTTTGCGCGAACATCCATTGTATATGAGGTTCCATCAATCTTGAATCCAATTATAAATGTTGTCCGAGCTGGATCAACTATATTCCCAAATTCATCAACTCTGATTTGGTTTCTCCTCTTGAATATGATTGTTGCCCTACCTGTTCCAGAAATTCCTCCTGGAGTAATATCCTCATTGTGTGGTGTAGCTACAGTCCCTTTATAGAACTTATAGTTCACAGTATCAACTGAGTAAAGATTTGGTGTGCCCTCGTTCTGTTCAACGATTCTAAACTCTTTGACATTATCAGCATTGATTAATGTAATGACATCAGAATAAGGATTCTCAGAACCTCCTGCATCCTGCTCAAGTTCAGTATCGTCGTTCTCAATTGCCAACCATTGATATTTAAGTGCCATGTGTATCTCCTCCTTTCAACTTGACAACGACAATAGCTTCCTCGAACATCCTACCGTCAGTATATCTCCTGTCTTTGATGTATCTATGTTTGATACTTGTTTCATCAATAGGGAAATAATCTGAAATCAGTTTATAAATGTCTGGCATTTGCCATATTCTCGGATGCTCTTGCCATGGTTCGTCGTTTATAGGAATGACTAAAATTATCTTTCCATCTTTTTTTACTAATTTTCGCATTTTTATAATTATCTCTTTTGGATCTTCGAAATGTTCGACAATATGCGAAGCAGTAATAACATCAAAATAAGACTCCTCAAACTCATCTGTATTCTCTATTGGGTGGTTTGCATAGAAGATTGTTCTGTCCATTTCCCTGCAGTAATCAATAGCTTCATGGCTTATGTCTGTTCCCCATATCTCAGACTTAGGGAATCTATGCCTCAAGAATCGTGTGAATGAACCAAGAGCACAACCCACATCAAGGATCTTATCTCCATCGGAAATAGGGGTTGCTAAGATTTCATCCCTCTCTGGATCGTCTCGGGCCATAGGTTTATTTGCCTTCTCCTTAGCATACACACCATCCCAATACTCTGGAGAGTTCATTGCAATCTCTTCTTGTGGCTTTGGTGGCTTTGGCGCAGAGTCAACTGTGAGCTCGTCTTTCTTAGGGAATGTCATACCAAATTCATTGAACTTAGCATATTCCTCTGGAAAGAATTCCTTAATCCATTCATTAGAAATCTTATCCCACGAATAATCGTATCTCAGACAAGCTTCATGCATCTTCTGCCACGTCTCTTTCTCTGTTAAAATCTTGACGCATGCATCAATAAACTTCTGTTTGTATTCGTCAGTGTAGGGATTTCCCTCAATCTTTATACCAACATCATCAGGAACTGTTTCATTCAATGCAGCCTTAGCAGATGTTACAATAGGAGTTCCTGCAGCCTGGGCTTCGAATACAGTGATACAACAAGTTTCGTCATATGTGTTTGGATATGCCAGAAGCTCAGATTCCATGAATTCTTTTGCAAGCTCCTCTTGTTTGATTGTTCCTTTATAATGGACTCCAGGTAGTTTCTTTGCCTCTTGATATAGGGACTCCCATTTCGCATCGTCATATGCAGGACCATAAACCTTCATGGAACTGTAGATAAATAACTCCGCATGCGGAACTTTCTCTCTAATCTTTGGCCAAACTTCAATAAGAACATCAAGCCCTCTGAATGGTGTGCTTGAATAAATACATTTCCCAGGTATCTTTTTAATCTTCTCTCTGTCTTTAAATCTTCCAGAGTCGATTCCATTCCTTGCAATAAAGAAAGTCTCTTCTGGAATCATCGTATATGCGAGTCGGATATTACGCCTGTGCCAGTCTGTAAGAGCAAAGATTTTATCTAAGTTAGGGAGTGCTTTTTCAATGCCTGACCAGATAGGATCTGTTGCAAGGTCATGCGCCCAAAGACAAACCTTCTTTGCATTCATCTTCTTGAAATCTGTTCTTTGTAGAAGATCTACATTCCTCGATAAGATAAATAAGTCTGCGTTTGTTGCTGCAATATTCTCTGCTTTAGCACTCTTTATATCGTGGTATATGACATTATCATATATTCCAGGTGCATCGCAATTCGCAAATACATGCACATTGAATTTGAATTTGTTTGCAAAGATACGACTGAGATTGATAACATCTCCCTCAGATCCTCCTATGCCACGCTTCTCGAGCTCGTCGCCTGCAAATGGATTTGCTGTTGCATTGAAGAAACAAATAGTTTTCTTAGACTCATCCATGCCAAGTTGTTTCTTATGCTTCTCAATAATATCTGCTCTTCCAACTTGGAGTAACTTCTGCTCTGAAAGCTTTCTTACTTGATCTTCTCCAGGAAAGAATCGTTTTGTTTTATAATCAAGATGGTCACATAGAATTCCTGTATCACACCAAACTTCAAAACCACATTCTCTTGCTTTAGTGAAGAAATAATGATCTTCACCAACTGGACACTTCATCTTTTTCCCATCTGTATCTGTATGAATCCAATTCTCAAGAAAGAAAGGCATACCTCTTTTCTCAAATTCATCAAATACACTCATATGAATTAAACAACAGCCTAACCCCGAACCAGCTACTTGGATAAGTTCATCAAGAGGAAAACTATCGTATGGGCCATCACCCATCTTCTTAAATATTACAGGTCTTGCAGGATCAGTTTTTGTCCAATACATTCCTGTTAGGATTTTCTTTCCAGAACTAATCATACGATTTACAGCATCATCTGGAATGAATACATCATCATCAATAAACATAATCCATTCAAAGTTCATGGCTCTGGCCTTGTGGACAACTTCGGTTCTTGCATCAGCCCATCCTCGTCCTTCTACAACAAGGTATTTCCAAAACATTCCGATAGGAAATGTGCCTTTAATCCTATCCATATGCATCATCCATTTCATAGAAACCCAGCCCCGGGTTATTACGCCGACGCCCATACCAACTGTTTCTTTCTTCTTTTCTTCTTCTTTTCTAAATTCTTCTGGTTCTTTAAAATCCATTCTATTCAATCCTCCAAGTATAATCAAAGATATAATTATTAGAAAGCGTATCACTATTTTTAAAGTCTCTTCTTTGCATATCTATTCAACCAACCTTAGATTAGATTAATAAAAAAATAAAATAAAAAATTCACGATTTAGACTTCATCATACTGAAGCGTGAATGTTTTTTGCTGAACAGGTCCTGCACTTGCAGCTCCAGTAATTGACGCCTGAACAACGATAAAATCTGAGTCTCCTACAGCTGTCAGTGAACCTGTTAAGGAACCACCGATACCGATGTTAGCTGCTGTTGGATCTGCGACTGGCATGGCATTTGCTGCCTGTGCGTCTGCTGCATTTGTTGGTGTGACATAAGTGTCTGTTCCACCATATGAAGCAGTTGTTGCAGAAACCAATAGTGTTTCTCCTGTTACATAGCCCGATCCTGATGCACTCATCCAGAACTGAAGGTTATCAATTCTCGTGAACGAACCAGTAAAGTTTGCTACAGCCCATTTACTGTATGAATATGTTCCTGCAGTAATAGGGTAAGTAGACGGTGCCAAGTCAGCTGCGTTTGTGCTTCCAAGATTAAGATTTGTTGGGACTGATGTATCTCCTGCTGTCAGGTTATACTCAATCCAGCTAAATGTTGCGACCATTTTCTTTTACCTCCAAGGTTTATTTATGGTAGACAGCGACATAACCTACGCCGTCCCAGAACACAGAGATTACTTTATGGGCTGGAACTCCTTCGTCTTGTAGAGCGGTTGTTACTTCACCGAGTGTCCCTTCCAATGTGAAAAAATCCCCATATGTGTTTTTTGCTACAGCCATCCTTATTATCCCTCTCTGAGTTTAATAGATTATAATTTAATCTGTATTTCGACTAATTATTCGAATTTAAATAGTTTTCTATATATCCTTCCATTTATTTCGGAAATACCATTTGTTCTTTCCAAAATCTTTGTAGGTTTTTGTCCCTTGATGAAGTGCCAATATATGGCCTGCATAAATCACAGAAATGCCAATTCGCATAGCTCTCTTTGCCCAATCTGCATCTTCAAGACCCCAATCAAGATTATAATTTGAATCGAATAACCCAATAGTTTCTGCATTTGCTCTAAGGATTGAAACATTACCTCCCCCCATCATGCGCCATGGTTCATTAATATTTAACTCACGATCTTCCAAGTCTGTTATCTCACCATCTTTGTCAACCTGGTTCCTTCCATGAATTGCTAACAGATTTCCGTTAGCATTATGTAGATTGATAACCTTCTCAATAAACTCATGCTCAGGGATCATATCTGCATCGAGGAAAACAATCACTTTCCCATAAGCAAGTTTCAACCCTGCATTCCGAACATTGCATAGGGTGTATCCTTTGTCTGGATTCCAGTAGTATTGATAATTCAAAGGGTCACATGATTTGACATATGAGAGCACATCTTCTGAGCTACCATCATCAGCAACAATCACTTCAAAGTTATCATACGTCTGGTGCCTAAGTCCATCAAGAGTCCGTTTCAATTCTTCAAGATTATTGTATGTTGGAATGATTACTGAAACAGCATAATCAAACTTGTTTACTCCACGAAGTTCTTGAGCTATATCAAAGGCTTTCCTTATTTGCTCTGGTTGTTCAGCAATAACTTCCTTGATTCCTTTTCGACTCATATCAGTTTGTTCTTTCTTATTCTCTCTACTGATAGATTTATTATGACGAACATATCTGATAAGTGGTTCTTTGATTACTTTGAATCTACAGCATTTGATTGCAAGCTCAGAAAGGAATACATAATCAGACCCATACCTATATTTCTCACGATAATTTGCTTTATCAAGACACTCCTTCCTAAACATCACTGTTGGATGAAAGCATTGATTCTCTTTATAGATCATATCAAATAGATTAAATTCTGGAGCTTCGAAATGTTTTACCTTAACTGAATCATTTGGATAATTTATAATTACTGAACTATAGACTACATCAACTCTTGGATTCTGGAGTAGTGTGTCAACCTCAACTTGCAATCTCTGTGGAAAATTGATATCATCGGAATCCATAACAGCAATGAATTCTCCTTTAGCCATTGAATTGCCTATATTCCGCGCAGTAGGAACTCCCTTGTTCTCTGGAAGTTTTTTGTATCTTATTCGTGGATCTTGGAAGCTATTGATGAATTCTTCAAGCTCTTCTTCTGAACCATCATCGATTATAATCAATTCAAAGTTCTCAAAGGTTTGGTTTAGAATACTTTTCAGAGTCTCAGCTAAGAGATTCTTTCTGTTATAGACACACATTACTACACTTACAAGTGGTTTCATTTTATCATGCTTCTCCATCCAATCTCTTCAAATGCTTGGATTGTTTTAGTTCTATTCGCTTTATGCCACGGCCTTCCCCAATTCCCATGTCTGTTCTCTGGAAGGTCTGTTGGTTTACAAGGATATATCGAAATAACATAAGATGGTTCTTTAGTAACCATTTGAATGGCAAGACCAAGAGCAAGATCCTCCTCATGATACTCATGAGCTTCCCTAAATTTAGGATTAAATACTGCTCCGATGAGCTCGGTTCTCACAATCATTACTCTGCCAACTGAGAAGTCAATAGGCATCTCCTTTATTCCATAATTACTTCCTATATAGTTACGGTCTTTGTCAAGAACACCATATTTTAAAGAGATAAGACTTTCTGGATGCCTCTTACAACATTCTAATAAATATTCAATGGTCTTCGGATGAAGCATTAAATCGTCATCCTGGAAGACAGTCCACTCTGTATCTGGAAGGATAGCTGGAAGATTCTTTATCCACGAACCATAATTCATATCACTTTTAATAACTCCATCAATCCGTTTTATTCCGTCTGCGCTATATGGTGTCCAATCAAGATTGTTGCCATTATCCCAAAATATTATCTTTGCTGGAATTGTGCTCTGTTGAATACCTTCAATAATCATAGGAATATTTTGCTCTCGATCCCAGGTAAGACAGATAACCGTAACATCAACTGGATGGTTAACCAATTTAATCATACTCATCCAGGTAAGCTCCTTGAAGTCCTTATAGAACGGCTTAGCAGGGATCTTCTCAGTTTCATGATATTCTCCAAACCTCCAATCCCTTGGACTAAAACACTTACCCCATTGCTCTTGACTTTTGATCCTAAGTCCACTATCATAGCTATCGTGCTTTGGATAGTTCGCTGGCGCAGAAGCGATTAGTAATCCCTTTTTCTTAAGAACCCTACGGATGTGCCATACAGACGATTCTATGTCAGACGCAGATAAATGCTCTATGACGCTTGCAAAGATTATAACATCATAACTATTGTCTGGATCAGGAATCTTGTTTATTTGGCATACTAAATCAACTCCTGGAGCGTCCTTGATGTCAGTATTAGTTACAGTATGTCCTGCATCCATTAAAGGTTTTAAAAGCATATTGTAGATATGGGGTTGGGATACTTTGAAATAAGTCTCATCGCCACTCCCAACATTGAGGATATCCAGCTTCTTTCCATCTGCGAATTGTCTGATCCAATCATATATCTTGTAACATTCTTCCTCATTCACCTTTCTGCCACCACCGTTCTGTATAGTCTGTAATAACAAAATTAACATGCAGTCCTCGTTTCTCAATGAATTCGTCAACTGCTTTTTGACATCCTTCCCAATGTCCATAGTCATCAATTATGATATATCCGCCAAGGGCAACTTTATCATACAAACTATCAAGACAGACTTTTGTTGATTCATACCAATCCCCATCAAGTCTTAGAATAGCAATCTTATCTATTTTTGCAATAGGAACAGTATCCTTAAACCACCCTTTTATTATCTCAACTTTGTTTTTAGGAATATCATATTCCCAAAGAAGACTCTTAATCCAGTGGATCCCTGCTGCAGTTTTGCCAGTCCAGTTAGATGCTTTATCTCCGTCTTCTTTTGTTGGGGCTGGCATACCTTCAAATGAATCAAACATCCATGTTTTACGATCTTCATCGTGGGCATGGATGGCCATCAGAGTTGATGCGCCACCAGTATAAATACCACACTCGACAAAATCTCCTTCGATGCCTCGCTTGTTAACATCAAGGCATAACTCATACAGGTTACTCAATCTCTTTTTTCCAATCTTTGTGAATGGAAGTAAATCGTCTACGAGTATATCTTTTTTTAAATCGTTGTATGTATAAGTCATTTCATTCCCTCTAAGTATATTTTCTTAATCTGCTCAAGAGTCATATTTTGTCTTGAATATGGTTTTGGCCCTGGGTTCTTATTAGGCCATATAATCTTTCTTCTTGCAATTAGTTCACCAAGAGCCGGTCTTAAATCATTCTCTTTTATCATTCCAGTATCAAACTTTGTGAATACCTCATTCCAAAGCTCAGGAGAATGATATGCACTAAAGCACGGAACATTCAAAAGATTTCTAAATGCTTGATGATATGCTCCTTGCCACCTGCTCCCTCGTGTATAAAAGAATTTCCAAAACTCATAATCATTCTTAGTCCCCTTCTTCCAGACTGTCTGGGCATTTAATGCATCACCCCAACATCCTGTCCAGAAAACAACCTTTCCGAGATCATCAATAACTGATTCTAATCTCTGAAAATATCTAAAATCAGGAGGATTGACAAGACCATCTGTTGCAATAATCTTTCTCTTGATAAACTCCTCTGTTTCATCATCCTCTCCATCATCAGCAATTAAAGTAATATTTTCACAATTAAGTTTTATAAATTCTGCAACGATGACAGCATTCGGAGCTCCTGAAAATGCAATCCACATATTAGGAAATTTCTTCTGCGCAAGAAGTATAATCAAACTATCTATGCCACCAGTAAGACAGACATGAAATGTTTCCGGACCATATTCTTCCTCAACTTGGTTAATCCATTTTTGAATTAACTTAGCTTGCAATTTAAGATATGTCTTTGGATCTTTGATAGTTGGAGTTAACTCCCCACTGAACTTTTGTCTTTTAGGATATGCAATATGTAAAGGGAGTAATCGTTTAACTTCAATATCATGAGAATCTGGATGACTTGACCAATTGCCACCAACAAGTTTAATCTCTTTATTCTCAACAAACGATTCTTTGTGCTTGATGAGTTCAGCTGCACTTGAGGATGCAACAAGAAAGTTATCATTGACATAATAGAAAACAGGATAAACACCACAACAAGTATCTCTAATAGCAGAACAATAATGGACTCGTTTATCAGACGAGTATATCATAATATCTGTTAGCATAGTCAACCACCTCCCGATAAACATCCAGCTTAGCATATTCATCGGGGATAGTAGGTCCTATGTCGGCTCTCACCATTTCAACAACTGGTTTTTTCCCACCATATCTTAATTCAAATAACTCTTCAATGGTTTTGCCAGTCATGACACTTTCCCTATAAACACATCTCTTCGCAATACGCTCTGGTGCTTTATTAAATTTAAAATGAATTGTATAAATACCAGAAATATAATCAAAATTATCGGCATGGAATTTTGCAAATCCATCATCATCTGCATAGAAATCCATACCTGGTGATTTAATAAAACATGAGAAACCGACATCTTTAGGACCAAAGACCTTCCGAGTAGTCTTTGTCAAATCACGAGAAATCTCAAGATTGCCAAATCGGTAGAATGTGTTTGGTTTAAGTTTAGAAATAATTTCAAGGTAATCATCTTTTCGCTCTGGAATAAAAACAATGTCTGCATCCAAGCAAACAATAATTTCGTGCTTGGCTCGGTCAATTAACTCATTCCTCACTTTTGGATTGGATCTTATCCTGCCTGAGAAAAGTCGTATCTTATCAGGAGCAATATTCAATGCCCTCATCATTTGAGCATATGAAGTATCAGAAGAAGCATCATCAAATACAAGAATCTCGTCTGCAAAAGCTAACGCTGACTTTATAGCAAAGAAAACCATACGTTCTTCTTCATAACATGGGATAATACAAGAAATTCTCATACCATGTTAATTAAAAAGAAAATATAAAAAGGTTTCTATTTACGCTGCACGAGTTACGAGCTTCCAGGTTGGACTTGCTTTTGTCCCTGCGTTGATATAATGATTACTGTTTGTTATATCAATACAAAGAGAGCCAGGTCCTGCAGCTCCAACTCCTGTTCCAGATGTTCCATCTGTAGGAACCCCTGCATTAGTCAAAATAGCTGCATCATTTGTAAGCTTGATATCTGCTCCACCAGGTGTGACATTAGTTAAATCAACCCCATACTTTGGTGTTGCGTTTGCTGCGTATGCGTAGGAGTTAGCCTTAACTACTCCTGAATGCCATCCGAATCGTCCCATTTTTTATTCCTCCATTTAACCATCTCTTTTAAAAAAAAAGAGAATTGCGAGGTTTCCCCCGCACAACAAGAAAACTTTATGCGTCTGATACGTTTATGATAACAATCGCACCTTCTTGTAATGTCTTGCACTGATAAGCCATATCAAGATAGACTCTGTATTCAGCCTGGTTCTTTTCATACTCAAAGTCCAGTGTTGGCCTCTCTCCGTATGCAATACCATATGCTACTTTAGCTTTTACCATAAAGCATGTATGGCCTGCAAGTGCTCCGCCACCCCATGTGGTTGCAGATGGGCACTGTTCGGTTGAGATAACCTTGATACCGATATACCTTCCGATCTCTCCATTCATGACAACCTCATTGCTACCATATTCAGCTGCGTTAACGAACTGAGAATCCTTCATTAGGGCCTCTTCGTTAGCTGCTGCTATGAACAAGACAAATGGTTTATCTGGCTCTGGATACCAACCGTTAGCTTTCAAATACCTATTCGCCTTGGCAATAAGATCAGTTGTCAAGACATCTCCAGCCTCAAGTGTGGCTGTGCTTGTTGCGTCTCCGCCGTAAAGTGTAGCTGCAGGGGATGAAGCTGCTGCAAGAGCAGTTCCAAATGCAATATCTATTGTTAGAGCTGCATCATAAACCATTTCCTCACGAGCCCACTTAACAACATCAACCTGGGAAGTTCTAACAACGTCTTTTGAGACTGCTGCTCCAAACTTAGCGGTTGCAGGTGTAAATGTAACTGTGTTCAGGTTATCCACCTGAGTCATAGTTCTATCAACGCCTTCTGCTGTTGTTGCGGTAAAATCAAGATGTGATGTTGCGACAGGAACCTCTACGTCCTTGTTACCTGGTCGAACCATTGTAACCCAAGCGAACTGCTCGAAGAACATCTTTTGCTTTGCTGCTGCAAGAATCTCTTGAATCCAGTATTTACCCTGAACTGTAGAAATACCTGTTGTGGCAGTAGTCGTATCGCCTGTTGCGAAGTCTTGCATTGTTTGTTTCATTTTCATACCTCCGGACCAATACTTTTTAGATGTGCAAGAAGCTGTTCGTCAATATCGCCTTTCTCAGACATCTCTTCTGTCTTTACAGTTTTTTTGTCCGGCTCATTAAGCTTCTTCTCCATCATAGTCACTTTCTCTGAAAGCTCCTGAATGGTCTTGTCTTTTTCCGAAACATCTTCACTGTTCTCAACTTCTTCAGTTGTTTCAGTTGCGGACTGGTCAGATTCTCCTTCGGTAGAGTCAGATTTCTTTTCTTTCTCTTCTTCTGAGTTCTCAACAGTCTCAGTTTCTGAGTTCTCTGCTTTCACTTCGCTCTTTGCTTTGAGTTCCTCAACGTCCTTTTTCATGGAATTAAGAATACTCATTATGTCCGAAAGTTCAATGGATTCACTCATCTTCCTCTTCTCAAATGCAGCTGCTGCATCCTTGATGGACTTTCCTGGATTCTTCTTAAGGAAACCTTTAACAAAGTCTGTGTATTCAGAAAGCTCATAATCAATATCAGACATCTTATGCTCTGGTTTAGTTTCAGGGGTCTTTTCAGTCTCCTTATTCTCGACCTTTGCCTCAGTTGCCTTTGCTTCCTCGACTTTCTTTTCAGTCATTTTGTTTACCTCCAATGGTTTTTTTTCCTGTCGCTGCGCATTGTTTATATACGCAGTCTTAACTGCAGGATTAATAACAATACTAAAATTATCAAATCTAAATTTCAACATTGAGCCTCCTTCCTCATGGCCTGATACTTTTGGGCTGATGCCCATCTTCGCGCCATAAGCAAGTTTCATCGCGGTTGATTTGTCTATAATAAAAAGATCGCCAACAACATCGCTTCCAACCATCCTTGGGTTGCGAACCTCTCCAATCCACTCGCGTGATCGTAAATCTTCGTGGTCATTAAATAATGACCTGATTTCTTTTTTGTCCCATTCGCTTTCAAGGAAAGCTGCGTTGATAGACTTATCACTGTAATGATAGCCATTCCAAACTCCTGGACTCATTAGAATTTTGTCTTTAATAACATAAGGAAGTGTGATGTCCTTTTCTAAATCTTGAGATTCAAGTTTCTCAATTTTTTGTAGTAACTCTTGGACAACCGGTTGGTCATATAAGGTTTCGATAGGGATTTCTGTTTCCATTGTAGAACTAAAAGCAATTATTCACATTTATATAATTTACTCACAGAATTGTTTTTGGTATCTCCATATTGTATGAGTCGATCGGTTCAATGCTTTAGCAATCTCAGTCCTGAATCTCCCGTTTTCAGTCATTTCCACAATTTGTTCAATCTCTCCTATGGAAACTTCTATCTGTCCTACTCGTCTTCCTTTTGGCATAGTATTATTCTGAAATTTTTATTCCATATTTCTTTGCAGCAGCCTTTATCCTGGCTTTTATATTTCCAACTTGCTCAGACGAATAAAATCTCTGGTTCTTTGGAACGTTGATATAGCTCCAAGCTGCACGAACATGGGCTTCTGTATCAATAGGATACCTTTTTACTTTATCTGATTGATACCCAGGGTCTGCATATGGAACTTTTCCATATGGTTCTTTATTTGCCATGAATGCTTCCTTAAACTCGTCTATTGTTTCAATTGGCATCATTTTCACCTTCTTGTTGGCATGGCTTTTTCTTCTTAATGTATTTTCCTTGCACTGTTGGAATGCCAGGGGTTGATGTTGTTGTATCCCCATGAGAAACAATGATCCATGCATCACTTTCTTCTCCAGGAGAATAGACAGACTTGGGACCGTCATATCTTTTTATTACGGCTCCATTAGAACCCTTTAGATTTTTCAGGAAGGTTATTGTCTTCCTTGCTTTATCAATAGATTCTGCTATGATGCTACTAACTTCTTTAATGTTGGGGGTGAAATTCAATGAATGTAGAATTTGCTTTCGCTGGAACCATTCCTTCTCTGTAATATTGTCCCCAAGTCTGAGAATATCAAAACAATTAAAAATTATTTTCTGTTCAGGAATTTTTAGTTGGCCTGAAACATATTTTTCTATCTCTAAATACCCTGAAGTATGATGTGTGATGTCACCGTTAAGCGTGAAATCCTTATTACTCATAGTTTTTGCCTCTTTTAAGACAATTGGAAAGAATTTTGAAATGTCTATGCCGTGATTTGTGTAAATTTTTACAGAATTTCCGGCTTTGACTATAATTCCAGGGTATCCATCATACTTTTTCTCGATTGCATACTTAGAACCAGTGTCAAACATATACTTGATAGCGTCTTCTATCTTATCAAAAGTCTGTTTTGGCTGCATTAATGCCATTTTTTGTGAAAAAGTCACAGAATCATCAACTAAATCCGGTTTTTCGAGATTTTGTCGCACAAGTTTTAGATCATAGAGTGGCATAGTAAAACTATTCGGCGCAATAGACCTCTTCCAAACAAAATTTAGTTCATCCCACTTAGCAAAATCATTGCATGCCTGTAATTCTACAGCTTTTTTGAAGAAATCTGGTGGATTGTCCATCTGAAATTGGATGCTACTGCCTTTTTCCGAAATTGTAGCAAAACATTCCATCACAGTTATATCTTTAAATTGACTGATGTGTTCAGATTCAGACAGATTTATCAACGATAACCCTTTTTTATCTTTTGAGAGGAGTGTGAAGAATTCTTTGGCTGCAGGTGTCATTCTTTTTGGATCAAAATCGCAATCTCGCGACATAAGTTCCTTGTAAAGATGTTTTCCAAGCTTTACTATCTCAGAAATATCTCTTTTTAGTGTTTTTCCGTTCCGAAATTGACTATACCAACAAGTAAGTATCTTCCAATCATCTGCCAGATCCATTGTTTCCTCAACTTCAGGCGTATAAGCAGAAAGATTTAAGGAATGCTTGAAGGTTCCTGGCTCAACAAAATCAAAATCATCTATGAACACATCAAATTCGTTCTCAAGCTTAATTCGTTTAGGCGTTTCGAAGATTTCTATAACCTCAAAGGGATAACAAAAGAGAATTTCCTTGTTTGGCCACCAATTTTGACGCTCATCGTCTGTTACATGGTGCTTATCAAAGTCATCAGAGAACTCTTGTATGGTTATTTTCTCCGGATTACCAAGTTTTATGATGCCATAGGCCAATCGTTCACCGAGAAGATACTGTAATTTCCCAATTATGCTCTTATTGAGCTTGGAATTGATGATTAATGTCTTATGTCCCTCATAAATAAGCCTCGAATGGTAAGAAGAGAGGTTGATTCCACTACGATTTTCCTTTAAGGTTTCGGAAATATCACAATCGCTACTCGCTTTCGGGGGGTTTTGCATTTTTTAATCCTCAAGGTCCTCAACTTTCTTAATATAGTCTTGGATTTTCATATCTACTGGTAGCAGACCTGCTTTAATGTAAGATAAAATCCTTTTAGACTTCCTATCGATTTCATCTATGCCAACCATATCCCAATCAAGACGTGGAACTTCCTTAAAACCTTCGAGTTCAATGAGTGGTTTGAACATTAATTGTTCAATCGCTTCTGTTGTGTTTTTGATAATATCTCTCAAGGTCAACTGGAACAAATCACTCATGTTATTCAAGGTTGCTCTGTTAGTTGCTTCTCCACTTCCTGTTGCATATGGCTTAGGAATACCCATTCCTGTTATCTGTTGGTCTTGGAAATAATCAAGATGATCTTGTAATTTTTCAGTTTGTTTAGCCTGCAGTATGCTAAGATTATAATAATAAGGTGTTGCGATTTCTTTTTTGAATGTAAGACTTTTCAGCTTATCCAACATTGTCTGGACCTGCTGAGGTGTTGGCTCGTGTTGAAGATCTCCAAGCTGTGCCCAATAGATTGGGAAGCCATGCCTCCAGATCGCATTTGCAAGTGCTTCTTCAACATTTTGTTTACGGATAGAATTGGCATATGTCGGTTCAATGAGTCCAAGGCCATAGAATCCATCACCAACTGTATATAGATTTATAAGCGCGATTTTTTCACGGTCAATAAAAGTTTGGTTAGGTTGTAAGGTAACTCTTGATGGTGCTTTTTTCGCATTGGTATTAGGAGCGTGGCTGTAATAAGTCGAGAGAGTCTGTGTATAGCCAACTGCCCTCCCAAGAGAATCAAGCACTATCCTTTCAGAACTATCTTTTGCATAGTCCATGGTTTTAGGATCGACCATATCCCAATCCACAATCCTATTTCCTTTCTTGTTGAAAACATTTTCAACCCACGCTCTACCATAGATACATTGATGGAGAAATATTCTGGATAGAATTTCTTCCCAAGTAATCAATGAACCAGAATTACCGAGGTTATGGACAAAATTCCTTGTAAACTCAAGAACTTTTTTATCCTTTGCTTTAATCATATGCACTGCAGACATTATAGTCTGTTTGATTTTATTGATAGAATTAAATACAGTTGTATCATGGATATATATTAATTCAAGCTCTTGAAGTGGGGTTCTCATAATTCCAGGAGTTTGCTTTTTTGCTTTTGGATCTGCATCTTCTTTTGTAGCTGCAGTTACAGCCATTTGGAATGTGGGGTCAACTCCAAGTGTTTCAGATATAAGTCTCATTTTTCTCCTCCACTAAATCGCCCAGGAGCCGATCTCGGTCCGCGGATTTTAACAATAATAGATACGATTTCATATTTCACAAAATACACTGATAGACCATAAGCAACAATTGAAAAGATATTGAACCGAGCATTGAGAAAAAACCAGAAAATGTAATTGACTAAAAAGCCATAGAGAAAGATTATAATTGAGTAGTCTTTAGCGAACTTGAATCCTGTGTCAAGGTGTTTTTTAATAGTTGCCTTCCAGGATTTATGATACAGTTGCTTCCATTGTTTTAACTTAACAACAATTCGTTTATGTAATCTGACTAAAGGGTATATGACGAAACGAAGAATAAAGCCCCAAAGAATAGAGAGTGCTTTCCCAAGAATGGTGATTAGATATTTTAAGAAATTTATTGTGGCATGCCAAGCTTTTGGAACATATGACCACAATCGCTTTAAAAGTTTTATGGCAAGATGTCCAGTGGGAATCTTTTTTTTCTCGTGTCTTTTTTTTTTGTGGTATCCAGAAGTCATAAGTTTTCATATTACTATTCCACTATATAAACTTTTTGTAAATTGTAGATTTAAATCGCAACAAAATCTAAGAACTCTCTGGCTTCTGATATTGGTTTACAAGCTAAAACAAGACTGATGGCTGTATCGTCATGCGGTGCAGTGCTTAAATAAGTTATGTTGCCCACTTTAGTTTTAGCTTCTGTAAAGGAAATCAATTCATTGACTAATATGTTTGTATAGCCCAAAGTCTGGTCGTTCTTTTCATTTCGGGGAATAATAATCCTCCGTTCCTCAAATAGTCTTCTAAGTTGAAGAAGCATTTTAGCTCTACTTTGTGATGAAAAATCTGGAGCCTCAAATGGAATCATCTTTTCGCGGAGCCGTTCAGCGATTGCTGCGCCAACATTACTTGGATCTATTACAACTTTTGTAACTTTATATTTTTCAATCAGTTGTTCGATTCTCATCATCTTACCGACGAGAGATAATCCTTTATGTCGTTCACCATGCCTAATAACTGCTTTGTCACCAAGCCGTTCAACAATTAGATATGAATCAAAATCAGCCCTGGGTCCACTGGCGATAGCAAAATCACAACCAAGTATTACCATACTATCTCCTTTAATCCTCTCGCCAAAAGACATAGTATAGTCGAATGCATCTTGGACGAGCTCGGGTGTAAATATTGCATTCTCAGAAACTGCTGTTGGATTACATAGATACTCACGCTCAAAAGCTGCCTGACCTATTTCATCACGGATTAAAGCAAGGCGTTTTCGATCAAACCTTTCAGGCCATAATAATTCATCATCATCACTTATTGCTTTATATTTTTTGGAGGTCCATGCAGGATTCCTTGCAAGAACTTCCATAAGGTCTGCTATTGATTCTGGGGTTGAGATTGTTGCAACGGTTCCGTGCTTTGCTGCAGCTCTGGTCACAACGAACCTAAAGAAGATTGATTGATCCACATAGGATGCTGCTTCATCGCATAGAATAAAATCAACGTGGTATCCTTTGATGTTTTCAGTAAATGGTTTACAATATATCTGGCAACCTGATTTCACTAAGATATCTGTCTTAGTCCATTTAGTTGTTCTTACTTTCTGGTCCGGCATTAATTCTTTTAGATATTCATTTTCTTCGATAGCAATCCTAATCCTTTCCAGGACCTTGACTGCCTGTGGAATTGACTTAGAAATGATTAGAAATTCTTTATTCTTCTCAAACATACATCGCCATAGAAGATAGCTTGTTCCAAGGATTGTCGTTTTCCCAAATCCTGTGGGTGCAGTGATAGAAACCCTCTCAGAGGTAGTAACCATATGTATCCATTCCATATGAAATGGTTGAACATCAAAACCAAGAACATCCTCAGCAAATGTTTTGAAGTTCAGTTTGAAATCCATGACCTTACTGATAAATGTGCTTGGATCATTTTCGTTATAATCCTCTCCGAAGATTTCAATCATAGTGCGGATTGTGGTTCACCTGATTTCTTCTTAGTAACAGTCTCAACAAATTTCTCAATCTGTTTCCAATCAGCACTTCTTAATCCATTGATGTATTTGATTAATTCATCATTCCTGGCAGTGAGCTCAGCTATACTATCTCCTCGCACTGTCCATTCATAATACCTAAATCCTTTTGCAGATTCCTTAGTATTAATCCGAAAGGTTGGGTCTTGCACTGATAGTGGTTCTCCTATACTACCTGATACTGATTTCCGTTCATCCTCAGTCAATGGGGCTTCTGCCATTTTTATTCCACGTCCTTCATTATATCTTTTTTTCCTACAATATCTTCATAGTAAATTACTGGCTTATCCCAGATAATCACCGTAGCAACTTTGTCTTTAAATTCTTTAGGAACATATATGACTGCGCTGGTCTTACCACCCCTGATATTGCAGGTTGAGACTTGGACTGAGTTCCCAAACATTTGTTTGAAAGCTTTTTCCACGTTTGTTATTTTTAAATCTTTCTCTGTTAGCTTATAGGGTATGACTCTTTTCTCTGGCATTTTTCTATTCCCTCCTGAACCCAAGGACATGCACAACACGATTATAGTATTCTGTAAATTCTCCACTCACAGTCTTACTTGAAATCATAGTTGTATTATCATTGGCTTTATTTGCAGTGCCGGTTTCCAGTCCGAGTAGAAATGACCTAATCAAAGGTTGGATCATATCTTGTCTGAAGACTACATCGAAAATCTTTCCGTCCGTTTTCTTATTGACTATTTCTGAATAGGTGAGAGCTACGTTCTCTCGAAACTCCTTCCACGATAGTGGATGGTCGAAAAATTCTACAGCATAAACACCAGTTTCATCAAGGATGACTACACCTATCTGATTTTTAGACAATGGCATTTCTTTAATAAAGTCTTTGACATCATTCGAAGCTTTCTGATGCTGGATGTGGGAATAGAGATCGTCTTTAGCATAGTTCGCCTGATAGTCATGGGCTGTGCTACCTGATGAACTGGTAAAAGACCTCACTTTATTCCATACAGCTGACTGTCCACCCATGGAACATAATGATGCTGTTACACTTGATGGGGCGTAGCCCCCTGCCACGAAAGCAGCTCCTCCTGAGATTGGGTGAGATTCATGCACGCATCTTGCTTTGATTATGAGCTTGCTGTTAGCATCCACGACCACGCTTGATTCCGCGCTTCTTGTTTGAGTGCTGATTCCTTTGAACAGCGTGCCGGCCCTGATGAATACAGCAATGCTGCTTAAATTCTTAAACAGCACTTCATCAATCTTGCCTGTATCTTCGATTACATAATCATTTGTTTTAAGCTCTTCAAATATGATATAGTCCCTTGGGAAGGTTCTATCGCGGAGTATCGGAACGAGAGCTCCGACATGCTTATCAGACAGCCGCCAGGCTTCGCCGAAGGCGAAACCTTCTTTTTCGCTTGCGAGATTCGCAAATAAATTGACCATGTTCTTCATTTACATCAGCTCCTCATAGAAGATATCCGTAGCAGAAGAAATTACTTTGCCATTCTCGGTGATAACATCCAGCTCTTTGACAAGCTTTTTATCCTCGAGATCCTTTTCTATTCTAATTGTTTCCAATTCCATTCTTTTCATCCTCCAACTTTTTGAATTCGATAACAGTTGGCTCAACGCTTGTTTCCATCATTGCGCCTTCAACAACTTCTGTCCCTTGCTTAGATCTTGTCTGGAAATACAGCTCAACAATATTTGTGCGTGGATTGACATAGACATGAACTAATGACATATCATTAGGGAGATCAGTTATCATTTGGACCTTAATTGGTTCTCTTCCGCAAAACACACTCTTGATAAGTTTCGCCGTAACATCTATTCTGATTATTCTCATTTTGGCATCGACTCCTTATAGTAATCATAATTAATATTAAAGTCTTTGACTTCCTTTGTCCTTATGAAGTAAGGTATTTCTGAACTTGTCTCGTTGTCGATTTCCATCATACATAGAACGGCGCATGGGTAGAGTCATCTTGGACAGTCACATGATAGTCGCCATCTACTTCCTTCTCATAACAACCATTGAGAAAATGCTTTAATGACATTGCCTCTTCTTTATCAAAATTAAGTAAAGAGTCATCTTGGAATACGACAGATAGTATTCCAGCAGAATTAATGCCAAAGCATTTGATTTTTTTATTCTTCTTTATTTTGGTGTTAACCACTCTTTCTATTTCCTGCATTCTCTTCCTCCTGCCCGTTAGGGCAATACGCCGTAGGCGTTGCGCTCGACATTAGACTTTCGATGATAAGGAGAGATTATCGCGATCTCACCTCTCGTGTCACTCTTTTGAGCCACTATCATTTCGAACCAGTATCAAGCTTGCTCCCCGCGATTGAAGACTTTGATTCCGGCTTTGTCTAAAGCCTCAATCTCAGCCATGATATGTGCATGCTTCTGTTTTTGCAATTCATTCATTGCAGTAAACCATTCCTCTTGGAGCTTTTCTTTATTATACATTTTGTGCATTGCACTCACTTCCTTGCGTCAGCAAGTGCTTTACCAAGCACAAACATATTGGAAATGATAAGCTTTTCTCCTGCATCGATAGCTATGATTTCTTTGTTGCAGGCAGCGCATCTTGTAGCTCCTGGATATTGGATGTTCGTTATCCGTGTGCAGCTCGGACACATCACATCGAAATTTACGATGGTAATTTCGTGCGCAACCTCACTGCCGTGAGCATCTTTTATCCTTCGAACATAGTTCTCAGCAAGCTGTTCGTTTTTAGGATTCACATATTCAACAAACTTAGCTGCTTGCGTCCCGGGGGCAGCTTTGATAGCGGATGCAGCTACAACTACTGCTTTCTTAATCTCTTCCGTGATGTCTGCCTTAACTTCTTCTTTGACTTCTTCTTTCTTATCTACCATATCTATCGCCTCGTATTCCAGTTACGCCAAGAGTCTCCTCGGTTGTTATCCTTGAAAGCTCTAATAGCTCTGCTATGTGCTTCTTGATGGCAAGAACGGCATCTAAACTCGAGATTCTCTGGACGGTTGTCCTGATGATTGCTGTTCTTATGATGGACCTCAAGGTTATCTGATGCGCCACAACACACGCATCTACGCGAATACTTAGCATTAGCTATTTCTCTGTAACCCATAGAATATTCAATGTCACAGCTTATTTATATAATTTGTGTTTTATCAAGGCAGTTGCTATATAGCCCCCCTGCAAAAATAGCCTGTCTACCGAATTACATGACTTGTATACTTAATGGAAATGACCTCTGTGAAATAGATATTGTAATATATACTATTGTAATACTACATATTATAATGTTACACAATATAACATAGATATACTAATGTTACATATAGTAACATAGATAATGAATTATATACCTCGATCGAGGTGTATCCTACAATATATATATTAGACTATACACTTCTAATATTCCTATAAGAATATTATTAAATAAAAATATTCCTCTCTCCCTTGTAATGTTACAAAACGAAACATTTATATAGTAGTAGTCCTTTTCTCTATATATTGGAAAGTAAACCATAGAAACCTATTGCATATAGCAATAGCTATCTATCGAAAGCATTTGTAGTTTGATATAGTGATAGCTACATTAAAGCGATTAGATAGTATTGCCTTAGCGATAGCTTTAAAGAATCTCCTTGAACGGAGTAAGTGATGACCTATATAGAGGTAACTCTCTCGTTTTATAGGCAACCCCGTTGTGCATAGTGTCAGCTATGCTAACTATACTGGGTGAGAGTTATTAGGCTTTATATAGCGACAGCTACGATTACGAAAGATTAGTAGTAATTAAGAAACATATAGCGAGAGCTCTCGGCTTCTTGTTCAGTTATTTTATTTTAAAGCCGATTTGTAATTCAAATCGAGTAGTTACACGGAGGTAACGAAAATGACCGAACAAATAGCAGAAGTAAAGGTTTCAGTAGAGACACGACTCGCCCAGATTATAGTAGCATTGGACGAGAAGGAAATGGCTAAGCGTAGAGGCTTCAATTTCTCAGCAGAGTATTTGCAGGAAAAGGTAGCTGAAGCTAAAGAGAAATATAAATCTCTTAATAAGTTTCCAGATAGCTTAGTCAAAG